AATAAGTCATTTGCTTTGAGTAAGAAGAATATCAAAGATGATAAGGTTTATGAGTTTGCGAGAAAACTTGATAAAGTTGATTCGCAAGCTTTGTTTGATAAGAATGTTCGACCATTTGAAGACGTTTTCCTCTCACTGGGAGCTGATGTACTTCAAAACGCACAAAATTTTATAGCTGTATCGCCTGATAAAGGTGTTAGAGATATAAAGAAGGAACTTACACAAACAGTATCTACTTTACGAAAAGGGGGTGATTTCCAGAAGTTAACTCAGCTCAAAAAGCAGTTGATGAGGATTAAACGAGCTGGTGGTTTTAACAAAATTGTTCCCAGTGAGGGGATTGTTTTTGATTATAAAGGAAACACATATAAACTTACAGGAGTTTTTGCACCGATTAATCAAATTTTAGGCATGACTAAATTTTAAGAAAGGCATGAAATGGCACGAACAACGCGGCGTCGTGAGCCAAACGAAATTGTTAACCCAAACCGTGGAACCAAAAAGAACCAAAGGCGTAATGACAGAAAAAGTAACAAGAAGAGGTTACAAGAATTTGACCATCAAGATCCCGAATCCTGGGATGAGTACGAAGAAGAAATAAACATTGCAAGGGGAAATGACTAGACCAACTTGGAATGAGTTGTTTATTGAGACAACTCTCTTATTCGCGAAAAGAAGTTCCTGCCTAAAGGCCCAACAGGCCGCCCTGCTAGTTAAAGATAATAGAATAATATCTTTCGGTATCAACGGATCTCCAGCTAGGCATATTAATTGTTCAGACCATAGTGAAGCAATTTGTGGAAAAGATAGTAATGGCTCCTGTTTTCTTGGAATACATGCTGAAGCAAATGCTATTGGATATGCTGCAAGAAATGGTATATCTACTGCAGGTTGCACTATCTACTGTACCCAATCACCTTGTATATCTTGTGCTAAGTTAATTGTGGCATCAGGCATAAAAGATTTTTTCTATATAGAAAAGTACAGGTTGATTGATGGCCTAAAGTTTTTGGAGCAAACTCAAGTTAACATAAAAATGGTGAAGAATGATAACTGAAAAAGTTTTGGATAAAGGTTTCATAGAAGTAGTAGATCATCTAGGAAATGACTTAACAGTAGCAAACTCAGCACGCGTAAGTTTCGGCAAAAGAAAAGATAAGTATGATAAGAGTGACGAGCGTCTAGTTCGTTATTTGGCGAAGAATAAACATTACTCTCCGTTTCGCCATCTTATGGTTCAGTTCCATATCAAAGCTCCTGAATTTGTGATGCGCCAATGGTATAAACATGTAGTTGGCGCAGAAACAACATCATCATATTCAACAAAGGATCATGCTTGGAATGAAATTAGCGGACGTTATGTCCCAGTTGAGGAGTATTATATTCCCGAAAACTGGCGGCAACAATCAGAAGACAGTAAACAGGCGAGTGTTGGATCGGTTAAAGAACAAGAAGAAGCCCAGCAATGTTACGCCAAGGCGATACAGGTCGGAAAACACTACTACGAAAAACTCTTAGAGTTAGGAGTAGCAAAGGAACAAGCCCGTATTATGCTACCTCTATCGCAGTATACGGAAGTTTTTTGGACTGCATCGTTTCAAGCCATAGTTAACTTTATTGAGCTTCGTGATGAACCACACGCTCAGTGGGAGATACGAGAGTACGCAAAAGTGCTAAAAAAGCAAATGAGTAGCATTTATCCTCATACAATGCAAATTTGGTCTGATCTATATTTCTAAAAATAAATCAAAATAAGCCTTGACAAACCCCCCACAATTGTGTATATTATAGTATAAGAAAATTTAAAGTAAGAAAGATGAAAAATATGAAAAAAACCTTAATTTTTCTCTTGACATTACCATTAATATTGCTTATATTATATAGTAAGAAGTTGAGATACACGAAAAATAGGAGTGAAAATGATTTAGAAAAAGATGAACTATTAGGTTTATGTTAGGCGATAAATGTATTATAATGTAACACACTCAAATCTCATAAGGAGATAGTACCAATGGCAATATCGTTAGATAAGATCAATTCAGCACTTGATCGTTTAGATAACAAGGGTGGCAGCACTCAGAATCAAGATCACATTGTTAAACTTGATGAAGGAGAACATCAGATTAGGATTGCTCCATATAAGGAAGACTTGGATATGCCGTTCCAAGAGCTTTGGTTTCATTTTCGCATCGGCGGACGCACATTCTTGTGTCCAAATAAGATGAAAAATGAGCCCGATCCTATTTGTGATTTCGCAACCACTTGTTGGAATGAGTTCACGAAGACGAAGGATGAGACTTATAAGGAGATGTTTAAGACAATGGCTCCTACTCTTCGCGTATACCTGCCTGTTATGGTCCGCGGTGAAGAAGACAAGGGCTTGCGTTGGTGGAGTATTTCGCCACGAACTACCTATAAGGAAATTCTTAATCATGTACGTAGTGGTCTTCGTCAGAATGTCGATATTACAGACACCTCTGAGGGTTTGGACTTGATGGTTACAGTGGCTCCTGGATTTAACAACTGGTTGATGCCAACTTCTATTACCACTGCATTGAAGGGAACTCCTTTGGCTCCCAAGAACAAGGTAAAAGAAGTAATTGATACCATTCAGCCTCTCAATCAGCTTTTTGATTATAGTCCAGTAGACGAGATGAAGACGGCGTTGGAGAAGCATCTTAACCCTAACGCTAATGATTCTGATTCTTCTTCTGGTACTTTACTTAACTTTGGAGAAAACTCCGATAAAGAAAAGGTATCAGCAGAAGAGGACACTACTAATACCAAGATTGATGATGCCTTTGATAAGTTACTTAGCTAAATGGCAAGAAAGAAAATAGCAACAGATGAATCCCCCTCTAGCGAGGGGGATTCTATTCTCACTGACATATTGGTAGATAGCCTAAATAAACAACTAGGAGATGTAGCTTTCATTCTAGGTAAGAATGATACCTCTAGTGATGTTAAGGAATGGATCTCTACCGGCTCTACAGTACTAGATACTATTATTTCTAATAACGCCGATGGTGGTGGCGTTCCAGTTGGAAAACTTACTGAAATAGTAGGTGAAGAGGCTACTGGAAAATCACTATTGTCTTATATGATTCTAAAAGATTGTCAAGACCGCGGCGGTATTCCAGTATTGATTGATACAGAGAATGCAGTGAACGAGGATTTCTTGCAGCTATTAGGCATGAAACTGTACCCCGAAGGGCAGCTAATCTATATACAAGTAGACTCTGTAGAAAAAGTATTTTCTGCTATTGAAAATGTGATAAGGAAGATAAAAGAAAACAGAAAAGATAAGTTGTGTTGTGTTGTTTGGGATAGTGTAGCAGGTAGTTCAACTGACGCAGAAATGCAGAAGGATTATGGCGAATCTACTGTTGGTATGCACGCAAGAATGATAGGTCAAGGCCTACGTAAAACTATTAGGTTTATTGGAAAAGAGCGAGTAGCCTTAGTGTTCTTGAATCAGATGAGACAGAAGATTGGTGTAGTTTTTGGGGACGACTTGGTTGCTCCTGGCGGCAAAGCCATTCCATTTTTTGCATCGGTAAGATTGCGACTTTATAGAGATGGTTTTGTAAAGGCGGGTAAGGATACTTTGGGAGTAGGCATCAAGCCTATGGTCCAAAAAAATAGGATGGGCCCACCTAAGCGCGAAGCCAAATTGAAGATGTACTTCAATCGGGGGTTGATTGATGAAGAGAGCTGGCTTGATGTGTTGTTACAATTTGACGTAGCAACAAAGATTTCTGCACAAAAATCATCTATTACCAATAAAGATACTGGTGAACTATATGAGTTTCAGAATCGTAAGTTTGTAGATTGGGTTCGTGATCCTGCAAATAAGGAAGCTCATAAGTACTGTCAACAAAAAGTTAGAGAAGTGTTAGTCATAGAACAAGATCCAGATAAGCGAGAAGAAGAAATGGTTCTTGAGAAAATATCGGAAGGTGAAGAAACATAATGGTAGCTTTTAATAATCCTCCGGCTGAAGAGATAACCGATAAGATTAAAGAATCCTTTAATAAACGACACTTTGTTATTGGCGCTGTTGCTGCCATTATTATAGTGGGATTTTTTCTAGCAGTAATAGTTGGTGTTACCTTTGTTATTACTTGGCCATTGGCTTATTTATGGAATATTGGTATTGTTCCTTTTGGAGTACCTATTCTTACATGGTGGCAAGTAACAGCAATATGGATTCTTTTAGGTGTCTTCGGCCAAATCATAAAAAAAATCTTCCGAGATTGAATCTAAATTTTTTTGATTGATAGTGTATTTTTCTAAAAATTTTCAGCCATATTTATGTTACCCCAAAGAGAAAAAAATAGATAGGGAATCCAAAAACCCTGTCTATTTTTCTCTCAATGGGTAAAGTAGGTTATTTTGACGGTAGAAGATAACGAACAAATTAAGAATAGTCTCACAGAAAATAGATGGTTTAGACTAGCTAAAGAACAATGCCTAAATAGTTTGCACCAGACTCGCTTTGGAGCGGTTCTTATATTGAAAAATGGCAAATATTTTTCAGCATGTAATGTAGAGAAGTCACACCCTTTGATTAGAAAACATTACGATTTTTTTGCTGTTTCACTACATGCGGAATTGAATACACTACTCCGTGTAAATGTTATCCGACACCGGCATCAAATTGCCGGATCTACTTTTTATGTTTATCGGGAAGACCGTAATGGCTGGCTTAAGCCGGCTCATCCATGCCGTAGCTGTCTATCCATTATGAAGGATGTAGGCGTTCGCAAATGTTTTTATACAACAAAAGATGGTTATAATGTTACTTACCTTTAGGAGTTATAAATGACCGACAAGCCAGTTTTATTCATCGACCTACTAAATCTATTCTGCCGCAGTTTTTCATCGTTACCACTTACTAATGATGATGGTCTGCATGTAGGCGGTGTCTACGGTTCTCTCAATGCTTTACAGAGTTACATTAAGAGGTTTCAGCCCAGTGAATGTATCATCGCGTGGGAGGGTCTAAACAGTGGTGAGAGACGCCGCAAGAAGCTACGGGAGTACAAAGAAGGCCGTAAGTTTACTTCTATGAAAAGGGGGTTTGAGACCTCTGACGGCGATGAGAAAGAGGCGTTTGCCAGACAACTAGAGTTACTGAGAAACGCGATGGATCAGTTACCTATGAAGCAAGTAGCTGTAAAATATCTTGAGGCAGATGATGCCATTGCCTACTTGGCCCGAAAGGTTATCAAAGAAAAAAGTATTATCATTACTACAGATAAAGATTACCTTCAACTGATAGATGAAAACATTTCAGTATTTCGTCCTGTAAAAACAAAAGAAAATCCCCAAGGTGAGTTAATTGATTTAGATTGGATGTACCAAAAAGAAAATATCCATCCCTACAATTATGCTTTATTAAAGGCCATTGTTGGCGACAAGAGCGATAACATCACTGGTGTAAGAGGGGTTGGAGAAAAGACGGCAAGAAAGGAAATACACCTACTCTGGGCTAAAGAGAACTTTGATATTGATGATTTGTTTAAGTGGTTGCTAACTCGCAAAGAAAAAAAGTATCAAAAGTACTTAGATAATGAAGATCTCATTCGCCTCAATTATAAAATAGTTCAGTTGTTAGAATTGGAGATTTCACTCACTGCTATTGATAGCTTACAAAATTCTTACATTTCTGATACACCAAAGTTTAATTCTTACAAGTTTCGTATTAACCTGTTGAACGAAGACATTAGCCCAACTAACATAGATGGTTGGTTGGCTAATTTTTCAATCTTGAATAATAACCCTGTTTTATAAAGGAGAATAAAATTGGCAACAAACACTGATTCTTTTGAGTCTTTTGGAGTAGGATTTCAAAATAATGTAATTCAAGGACTTCTAACTGATAGAGAGTTTT